CTAATCATGAGGAAGCAAAGGGTGCTTTGGTTTATTTCGTCCGCAATGGTATACCTTCAGGTTGCCCTGCGACGGCTATACTTAATAGTATAGTAAATCATTGCGTCTTAGCTGATTCTTGGTTATCGATTATGGAAAATGAGCCTCTCTATGAACATTTAGCAACGATGAGTGCGTCTTTTGAGCACACATCGTCTATTTTTTATGGAGATGACTTCATTATGAATATACGACATTCCGTTATAGACTTGTATAATCAGGAAACTCTTACACAAGTTCTTAAAACCAATTTAGATATGGATATGACTGACGAAGCAAAAACAGGTGACATTGTAAAGGCTCGAAAACTAGCTGATGTCTCTTTTCTCAAACGCAAATTTCGCTTTGAAGAGAGTATTCAGTTATGGGTTTCCCCTATAGATATCAATGTGCTCCTTGATGCACCGAATTGGGTTAGAGCGGGTAATGCTTCTGCATTACAGATATGTGTTGACACTTTATCAACGTATTGTCTTACCGAACTAGCCCTACATGAGCAGAGTGTTGATGACCATTGGCGACCAAAAATGGTAGCTTGTGGCCTCAACATTACTCGTGGCACTGGAATTATTTTTAATCCTGATAGTAGGCGTTCTGTGTTAGCCAAATTCAGGAATGAACAATTGAATACAGAAATTAACTTTTAGTGTGATCTTTATATTATAATGTTAGATATATGGAAAATTAATATAATTGCTACTAAATTATAAGGCTTAGTTATTCAACTTTACTTATTAAGATGGCCAATGGCAGCCCCATTAAAATCTAGATATATATCAAATGTCATTAATTGATTAGGTAGTCATTAATGTCAGAAACTTACCTGCAAACTTTCAAAACACTCAAAATTATACTCAACAACAACAAATTCTCCAATTCTCATCTGAAGGTATTGCTCCTAACTCAGATGTCCATTTAGATCCAGTTTCATATAGTAAAGCTTTTATGGACTGTGTCAACGATGGACGTACTCATAATATTATTTCTTTCTTAGAGAGACCTATTATGATGACCACTGCAGCGTGGGCTACTACTACTGCGGCTGGTACTGTGTTACAGCAATACGAATTACCATGGGATATGTTATTCAAAGATATGTACAAAACTAAGGTGGATCGATTCTATGGTTTTCGTGCCGACGCCATGATTAGGGTACAAGTTAATTCTCAACCCTTTCAAGGTGGTCGATTGCTATTGAGTTGGATACCTGGTTATCGCTATTTAGGTAATAAACAACAATACTATTCTTCTTCAACAACATCTGCTGCAACTAATGTTAAATTTTTACCCGCTATCACTGGTTCACCTCATGTAGATCTTGATTTATCAACCTGCACTGAGGCTACTATGTGTGTGCCCTATATTAGTCCTTACTCGTTCTCCGAACTAACCAATGGTATAGGCTCTATGGGTCGGTTTCAATTAGTCGTCTACTCTCCTTTGAGTGATGTTGCTAGTACCGGTACCGTCGATTATACCATTTTTATGAACTTTAAAAACATACAACTTAGATACCCTACAGGATTACCTATATCAGCCACCGCACAGATCGGATCAGAAGCAGTGGAAGAAGCCGGTGGAGCAGGTATTGTTACCTCAACCGCCTCCGCTATATCTACTGCTTTAGGTGCTGTTACGGATATTCCTGGCATATCACAATTTGCCCAACCCGCGTTGTGGATATCGAAAGGTATTGCAGAC